GCTTGGGTCTATTATTTTAATGAATAAGGAGGATTCTGGCGGGAGTCCGTAAATAACCCGATAATTCCCGCCAGTCCCTAAATTTAGTTCAAACGCACTGTTTGATTATTTGCTTCAAGTGTAAATGACTGTGTCGTTGAACCGCTCCAACTTATTCCCATACCAGTTATTTTACGAATCCATACCCTGCTACCAGCCTTTAAGTTGGTAGTTGCGCCACTCTTGGAAACATCGTTCACGCTATATCCTGGGTCAGGACTCCAAATTTCTCGAAATTCTTCTCCACCGCCTAACATAGCACGATACTGAATAGGGGTTCCGGTTGGTGTAGAATTTGAGTTGAATGCGAAATAAGTATTCTCAAACGAACCACTATTCTTATACGTGATAGTATATTGAACACCAGCCTGACTTAACGATACCGAAGCGGTTTTTCCGGAAGTCGTTTGAGTATAGGAAACAGTTCCCGACCGTCTATTACTTTGATTTGCCGCAGCAGTAATAGAAGAACCATCCGTGTTCTTGCTGAACCCTGTTCCACTAATTGTTGCGCTCCACGATACATTTTCCTGGGTTGGTGTTTCGACTCCGTTTACTCGTGGAAAGAATGGTTAAAGGAATTTTCTGGCGAAAATCAATCGCAAAGCCACTGCGTCCACGTTATACATATATAAATTGAGAAGTCATGAACAAAGAAGAGAAAAGAAACAAGCAACTTCTCGATATCCTCGAGAAGGACTTCGAGGAACTCTCCCCAGGAGAACTCCAAGTCATTCGTAACGAAACTCGGAAGATATACGGTATCGAGGGGAAGATAGGAACAGGCATAATCCTGAATTCCTACTTGAATATGAAGCGAAAGTTCATTACCGAACTTGAACAGGTTTTGGTATGCCCGAAAATGGCTGTTAAGGACTTCGGACCATTCGCTGGGCGGCAGGTTGTTACCAGCAAGATACCCGTTCCCACGTTTGACGGTCTTAACGGGGAGCCTGCAGGCATTTTCTATATTGATGGATACACTTATCTCCCCGTCCTATCTGTATCGTATTTAGACGACCAAACAGAGGTGATTTGCCTATCTCCGGAAGGCTCGTTTTGTAGGATAACGACAAAGGATTTTGATTTCGAGATATAAACCGCTAAATTTGCGGTGAAATTTCATTTAGTTATAACTAATTTTAAGAATTATGAAGAAAGATTTTATTACAGCAACTCCGGACTCCGGAGGAAGTGGTAGCACAACTGTGACTGTCGCAGCGTCTGCTAACCAGACAGAATCCACACGCAGTACGAGCCTTTCAGTCGCTGGTGGCGGGATGACACGTACTGTTGGCGCAAGTCAGGCTGCGGGAGTAGTAACTTGGAACTATTACTTCTCCGTGACTCCGACATCGCTCAGTTTCGTCGCTGGTGGTGAAACGAAATCCGTTACCGTAACTTCCTACCGAAAGAAAGTTATAAACGGAGTCGAAACACCAACCCAGGAAAATGTGAATTGGACACCGACTGTTTCGGGTACAGGCTTCTCAGTAAGCGGTTCGAATGTTACGGCATCAGCGAACAGTGCGACGACGACGCGAAGCGGAACTGCCACCTATACGCAGACTGGTAGTGGTAAGACCCAAGCAGTCTCCCTGTCGCAAGCGGCAGCCAGTGTAACGTATAAGTATCGAATCGAACCAACCTTGATTACAGTTTCAAACACTACCTATGGTTCTGTCACAAAAACTGTAACAATGTATAAAGAAACCTATATCAATAGAGTAAAACAAAGTGAAGAGCCTATTCCTTATTCTTTGCTCGAGCAAAATAGCGGATATTCCCCTGTATCTTCTGCCACATATACCAATTCTTGGGGAGGAACTTGGACGATTAAAAAATCTGGAAATTCTTTAAAGGTAACGACAATTTCAGGAGGAAGCAATTCTTCTGGTGGAATCACTGGTGTGAAATTAATGCCTGGAACCAGTTATGCTGGGACAATAAATACCGATTTAAATTTGGGTCGTCCATAATTTCAAATAAAAAGAGCGGAGTTTTCGGCTCCGCTCTTCCCTGTCGTCAAACAATAAATCAAAATATGAAAACACAACAAAGAGAATTCATTTTCCTCTGATGATAGTAGTATAACGGTCATAGATGGCATCCCAGTTCTTTTCGACAAGTTTGCATTTCTGTGTGAAAGACTTATCGTTGAAAGTGTTGATGTTTTGAAAGACTCCGGCTTTCAGTTCCGGATGCCACATCTTTAGAAAGATACCCTGTTCACTGATGAAGCCTATTTCCTCATCCTTGTAAACTAACTGTGCATATTCTGACGTGGGCATTCCGGCTCCACCCTTTACCGTTACTCGATTTATTTCAATAGGTGCTATCATGATTCCTTTTCTTTAAGTTGTGATTTGATTCGAAGATTGTAGTTATCCCATATCCATTGAGCGTGTTCCTTGACCCAGTTTATTGCATACCTGTGGTCTTGGGGTTCTTTTAGTCTCAAATAAACAGGTTTGGGGTCGCATATCAGTATTATACGAGTGTTCCCCTCAACCGAGCCTATACGCTCGCCCTGATAGTAAATTGACGAGGTTTGAACGTCACCACCCGCACGTGCCAACTTTGACGGCTTCGGGTTCTTCTTTGATGTGAATTTTATCTTCTTTGCCATAGTCCTAACTTATTAATCGATGTACGATAAATATCTTTTGCAATCAGATTTAAGAACTTTCTTATTCAAACAGTATGTTCCATTGTAACGGTTCAACGGGAGTAGCCCACCAGATGCTATCTTGAAGTCGAGGTCAGATAGAGGCTCGTTGAATGTTCCGTTGACAACGCAGTAAAGTTCAGGGTTACAACAGTCATCAGATGTAGCATTACGAACTTGGTATCTTTTATTACAGATAAACATAACATTTGATTCGTCATTGCATACTGTTAAGTAGTATTCTTTTCCGTCTAATTTTGAAATAACCTTTTTCATATTTCTTGGTGTTTTAAGTTTGACAGTACAAAGATAATGGGAAGAAATGAGATTGCAAAGAAAAATCCCGGAATTTCTTCCGGGAAATCTTAAATATAACATTGATATGAATATTAGTTATATAAATGAAACGAGGCTGTCGCTGTGCCACCTGCTCCCATATACTGAACCGTAATATCGTAATAACACGAAACTGAAGATGGAGCACCAGATTTCTTCATAAACTGAACTCGTTCCCCGTACTCTGATAATATGGTCACGTCGTAATAGGAAGTATTTGTCGGAACGACTGTAATCTTATTATTTCCAGATTTGCTAAAATCTTCAGAAATTAAAGTATTCCCCTCATAAACCGCTTTTCGAAGCCTAAATTCTGGAGTAATAAATTGGTTCGAAAAACGTGCTTCAATCGTTCCTTGAGCGGATATCCACCCGTTACTTGTTCCAGCAAAACTGTCAAAATTATACTGAACCTCAGGAACAGTTCGACGAGCAGCCGTTTGGCTCACATTAATCGTTCTGGTGATACCCCCCCCCGAAATTGTGATGGTAGAAGTTCGTGCATTGCCAGAATTTTGAGAGGCTTGAACTGTTACATCAGTCGTACCCCCCCCCCAGACTCGGGAGTAATTGTAAGAAAATCTTTATTCATGATTTTTACTTTTGAATTAAAACGAAGTTATTTATGCTATTGACGTCAATTATAGCCGATTTAGGAAGTTATAAGTATGCCCCGAACAAATTGTCCGGAGCACACCTTTGATTGCCGTGTAGAGCCTTATAAGATGACCGCAAGGTTTGATACCACGTCATCGAAGTAATCCATTTGTGTGATACTTGCTTTATCACCGAAATACTTCTTGAGTTTCTGAGCCACATACGCACCAGCCGGAATCATCATGATGGGCGAAGTGATGCGTTCAGGGTAACGAACGACACACGTATATTCACGACCCTCCTCTTCGTTGACCGTATAGGAAACAAGGAAGTGAGGAGTAGCGAGGTCGGCTGGCTTCATACTCTGGTCAAGAATGTGAGCCGTCGCTAATTTCTCACCGTTCAAGAAAGACAGGTACTCCCAATAGAGAGGCTCAATCTCACAATTCCCTTTGATGAACTTCTGAGCCAACGCCATAAGATATTTCACGGCTTCTTTGTTGCTCAACCCTATCGGAATGATGAATTCGTTGATGTACAGGAACGGTTCTTCACGCTTGTCATTTCTGTCGAGCGGATATACTGCACAGGCTATACGAGCCAGACCAAGTTCCTTCGGGTCAGTATCGTCTTTCACGACACGATATCCCGGAATAGGACAGTCGATGAATTCACGGGTGTCCTCAGGATTGTCCGGACTGTCAAGTTCACCGACTGCGCTCAATACCTGTTCACCACGAACCAGAGCCGGAACCCAAGCGGTGCGGTCTTCGTTCTCATCGCTGATGCGAGCCCAAATCATTTTCTCCTCAGGAAGTTTTTCCTCGGAGTCAGGCTGAAACAGGTTTCCTTCCGGAGTCTTGACGTACTGTTCAATCTCCTTGTCGGTCATACCCTGTGGGTCGAGTTCGTGAACCAAAGTGATTCCTAACAGTTCCCAACCCATACCGTCCTTTTCCTTATTCATGGCTGCTTTGAAATCGCCAATCAGATTGTCGGTGAGGAGTGCAGGTGCGGGCAAAAGGTAGGATTTTTGAATGATACGTCGACCGAACTGTCCAACCTTTCCGAACTTGCCTTCGTAGATGTAAATCTTCTTTCCATCAAGAGACTGGGGTTCATAAGCCTGTGCACTCTTATTGGTAAGTTTCTTCGAACGACAAGTCTCGCATTCAGCATCATAAGCAGTTGAGGTGAAGCAATAGTTTGGATACTTGTCGGAGGTTGATACTGCATGAAGCGGTGTGCCCTTTACTTTACCAACTTCAAGATACGATAGACAGAGGTCGTACATCGTGTCAGCATTGATTTCTTCTGTTATACTAACAGGCATTTTGAATTTTTGAATCACTCCGTCAGAATCGGAATAGATGAAATTATAAACTACTTTCATAAGTCTGAATTATTTTAGGTGATTAAATTTGAATTGTATAAACGGGTGTATCGAACATCGATATCTTTCCCGGAACCAACTTCTTCTGTTTTGCATCAGGAGCCTGAAACATTACAGGGGTTGCGTGGTGTTCCGGCACATGCTTGAAACGTTCGAAGTACAGTTCAATCGCATTCAGAACGGTGATGGCGGATACCTGTGCCATCTCGGCTTCTTCTCTTGTTCCGTATAAGGAAGAATAAAGCCTTTCGCCTGTAACTAATAGGATGGAGAAGCGAAACTTCCCCTTGGGATTCATAAGAGCGTTCACTTCGCTCACCTCTTTAATGTTTTCAACTCGGTAGGCTTTCTGAACCTCTACGAGTGATTCCTTTGAAGGACTGTCCTGTGGGGGAGTAATCCATGATTTGATGAATATCAACATATCTTTCGATTTAAAATGAATGTACTGAATAAACGCTATTCGACTGGACTTCCATTGGAAATCTCATAAATCGCTCCGTCCACCTGTTTGTAACAGTCAAGATTCTCAGTTACCTGTACCAACGGACACGGCTTATCATTGAAACAAATGGATTTTGTTGACCAATCCGCAAGGTTTCGAATGAAAATGTAGGCGACCATATCCTTTGAAACATACCACTGAATCTTACAGGTAAACTCTTCAAAGTGACGGAAGAAGTGATACCACGTAACGATGTTCCAGAACAGTTCCTCAAGCCCAGCGTCTTTAAAAGACACGTATTGAGCAGCAAAGAGGAGGTGGCTGTAATACCACCTCAGGAACCACCCCAATTTATTCCTCTTCTTTATCATGTTTCAATGCCTCCTTTAAGTTAGGTTTCAGCGTCGCACGGATATTCTCGATAGTGTCACACAGGTTCGAAGCAGGTTTCTTTGCGTCATCACGCTTTTCATTCCAGTCGGCTGTTATAACATCCATATAGATGAGATATGCCTCAGGGAATTCGTTCTTCAGACGTTCCGGAGTGAAACGGGTTGTTTCCATCATACACTTCAGACGCTTTTCCATGAAGTAACGGTCTCGCTCGAGAAGGAGATGTTCCTTGATTTGCTGAACGATAGGATGGTCTTCAGAAAGTTTCTTGGCGATGTCTTCAACCTTTTCGTCAGCAATAGGAAGTTCCTGAGTGAACTTGAGGTGAATGTAAAAACCTCTACTTCCCCAGTCTTCAGGAAAGAACGTCTTCGGGAGGTTGTAAGATGACAGCGATGGTTCATTACAACGAATGAAGAACTTCTTATGTGCCTTGAAACACTTCAGTACATCGTCCGGAGTTTTTCCGATAATGTACTTTTCGAACAGTTCATTTAACTTCGCCAGTGACGAGTCCATCTGTTCTTTGTAATTGAGGTTTGCCAGCCGTGTGGCAACCGTCATACGGGTGTCTTTATCAATAATTGCCATGTCTATTGCTTTTTAGGATTCATGTGAATAATCTTTTCTTTCGGTTGAGGAGCCTGTTCTGGCTCATGAGGGACTTCCCACAGCATAGGCACGTATGTGAACTGCTCCTGTGGTTTGGGGTTCGCTTCCATAAGGAATACCACTTTGTCGGTTGCTTCGCTCTCTGTAAGGTTCTGTAAGGGATTATCGTTCTTATCCTTTACAACTTCACCATCCGACAGGCGAATGACCTTAAATAGAGGCTCAGGGAGTTCCATGTTGGTGAACTCTGTTACGTCGAGATAATCACACCCGAAGTTCTCAGCCGTCTTGAGGTCGCTGTCGCTGAACTGCCCTTCCAGACCAGAGGCATCACCTATCATAAGACAGTCTTCCTTGGCGATTGTGATACCTGTATTGTGAGTGAACTCAGCCAGCATGTCCTCAAGCATTCCCGGATTGGGTTTACGCTTCGGATGCTTCTTGTCATTGTAGGGACAGAACTGTCCGGCAACAAGCGTATTCAAACCGATGTACGATTGAAGGCACGCAATAACGTAGATGAATTTCGGTTGGAACATAGCGGGATGAACGTGTCCAAGTTCAATTCCACCCTGATTAGATACGATGAGAACAGCCTGTGGATGAAGTTTCTTGAGTTGCGCAAAAACCTCCATTTTCAGTTTCATGTCCCAGACTCCTTCCGGAAAGGTTTTCCCGGAGACGGTATCGATGAGCGTACCGTCCATGTCGATGAAGATGACTTTCTTCTTTGTAATGTCCATAATTTTGTTCTTTTAAAATGTTTGATAATTATACGTGGAATCCGAGGAGTTCGATTAGAACTCCACGAATATTAATCTTTCTTTTCTTCCTGGCTCTGTCACCCACATATGGGTTGAACCGAAGCCGTAAACGAAACAGGAATTGAAGGAAACAGGGAAACGCTCCTGTATGAGTTTCATACACGCACGGAGTTCGTTTTCGTTTTCACAAGATGTGATAGCGTTTAGGATTTCAGCGAAGATTTCAACTGAACGACTACTCGTGTTTAATAATACTGATTCAACTGTTGCTTTCATGACTTTATTGTTTTAATTGATTGACGCAACAAAGTTAGTGGATAAATTCGAATATCCAAAGAAAATCCCCGAATTTCTTCGGGGAAGTTCCACAATTTCAACATTCGCTTCCTCAGCCATCTTAAGAACTTCTGGAGGAAGTGCCCCAGTTCCGGCTCCGATGATACCTATCTTATTCATTCTCTATACTTATTACAACTCCATTCAGCATATCATTCACTACAAGATGTCCATCCGGAATTTTGTCTGAGAGTTTATTACGTGACAGCGTCAAGCCTCTCTCAAATGCGAGCGAGCGGATACGTTCACACATCTTTCGGGGGATTGTATTGTCCTTGGAGTTGGCTATCGTTATAAGAACCCAAAAGAAGTCTCCGTGGTCTGTCGCTGAAATTGAATATTCAGTCCCATCATTGAGGACGGTTCGTGAGTATTGATATTCCTTCCCGCTGTATTCAGAAGTAGCAACACGAGTTTCAAGACCTTCCTTCTGAGCCAGTTCCTTGATTGACACTTCCAAATCCTTTGGATAAATAGCGTTCAATCTGTTCTGATATTCGGTGATAGAACTCACTGACAGTTCTATGAGTGTGTCATGGTTGACACGTGTGCCGCACCCTGTAAGTAGGAGTGCAAACACGGCTGTAATAATCATCAATCTTTTCATATCCGATATATTTCTTCGTTTGACATTTTTCTATCAAAGGGGTTGGCGTCAATCTTGACATTCTGCCTGTCAAACTGTCGTAGGAAAGCAGAAATCTCCCTAATGCTTCTTTGGTCGAGGTCAACGAATTTAATGTAGTCCGTCTTCCCACCCTGTAAGGACACGACAGCCCATGAGCCTGAACGATGGTGAACATCAACTGAAACATCAATGTTCCCCAGGAGTTTTCTGATACGTTCAGCACGAACCTCAGCCAAAGAGGTCGCACATTTCTGGCGATGAATTAACCCTTCTAAGTCCCTCTCCAACGCTTTCATCCTTTGAAAATCTTCCTTGAATAAGTATAGGAACAGTTTCCTCAATAGTTTCTTCATGATTCTTTCTTGGTTTTATTGTTTACACCGTACCCAAACAGGGCATAATCACATTTACAGGGGTCTAACGGATAGACATTACGGCAATTCGTAGTAAGTTCAAGCACTGTATTCATGCTATCGCCTTTGCCCGTTATGAGACCCAATTGACGACCAACGGTTGCGACGTGAGTGTCAAGCGGAATGAGTAGGGACGACTGGGGAATGAAACTCCAGATACCTAAATCCACAGGACTGTTTCGACGGCACATCCATCGTAGGAACATATTCAACCGCTTACAGGCAGACTTCGAATCCTGGGGGATACCTTTCACTCCAGGGAACAGGCTTATCAGTGCATCGAGATAATCTGTGGCTCCCATCGTACGAGTATAGTTCTTAGACAGAGCCTCTTCCATATCTTCGTTGTTATCGTAAATCTCCTTGAGCGCACGACACAGGTCAGCGAAGTCCTTTTCCTTGAAGAAACGGTACAGAGGTTCCTCCGAGTCAATGTACTTTCGCCAACCCATGTTCTTGATATACATATAGGGAGTCAGACGTTCCATTTCCTTACATAGTTTCTCACAGGTAGAGAGAATGGCTTTCCGATTCCCATACGCTAACCAAGCAGCGATGAAGCCAACTATCTCCTGAGAACACTTGTATCCGAACCGTCTGGGGAACTGTACAGGGTCGTCAGTGATGAATTCAGGCTTCTCGTACTGCTCAGCCAGTTTCATGACTTGATGTCTTAATTTGTCGCTGATTGCTATCATACCTTGTTAGTTTCTTCGATTTTACACAGGAACGTGGCACTCTTAAAGGTATCACCGTCCATAAAGTATTCAGCCATTTCATCAAGAACATCTTTATAGGAAGTTATCTTGAAGTCCGCTGCCTTCTGAGGAGTCATCTTTTCGAAGACCTTTGCCCAATCACGACGGAGAACCCACGTGTCGCTCTTCTCATTCTGTACTATCACACGAGCCTCTGACTCAGGAATCCTTCTGAATCCTATCAGCCAACCCTCACGAAACGTGTACTGTCGTTTGTCAGTCCCGAATACCACATTGGCATGAGCACCGTACTTCACCATTTTCTTGGTATCAATAACACCGAACCAACGGTGAATGAAGTCCACGTGAACAAAGGTATCCATCGGACCATTCTTGTACTTGATTTCAGGAGATACATACTCCAACTGCTTTACATTTCTATCCATAACTATCTATATTTAATTGGTTTCGTACTCAGCCAAAGCCTTGAGGCACTCTTCGTGAGCCTCGCGACAGGAAGCGTCCATGATATATTCCATGTTTTCGTACTCCGGACATTCTCGAGTTGCTATACCTGTTACATCAACGTAAAGTGTCCCGCCTTCATCGCATTCGACAATGAACCATCCGTCATTATACATAACATAACCATCCTCGTAGATAGTTTGAATGAGTGTACGTCCGTCTTTCATTGTAGAGGAAGCCAATTCATAGGGTTCTGTGATTGTACCCTGTTCGGCTTGATTGATACGAGCCATAGCCACGAGGCAAACCTTTGCTAATTGTCGACGGTCTTTGATGTTATCAACATAGCGATGAGTCCCTACTGGCTTGCTGAAGTCTAAATTTTTGTAGTATCTTGGAACCTTTCATGACGTAACTTGTTTGATTTGACTGAGCAAATATACGTCCATTTATCGAATATCCAAGGAGTTTATCCGGAAAATCTTCATTATTTCTTCCGATTTTTCCTCAATTCGGCTCTGCGTTCTCTCCTACGAGCCTTCCCGTCCTGAATTTTTAGGGAAGATGAGCCTGTTATTCTGTATATCCCGGATTCAGTTTTACTGATTACGTGTTCACAGAATCCCGACAGGGTGACTGTGCTATCCTTATCCATTCTTGCGTTCATATTAGACGATTTAAGCGATTATAACTATACGGGGAATAAAATGTACCAGCCAACAGGGGTAAATCTCGTAGAGCGACCGCCAGTGGCTTCTATGAATAAGGAAAGAGGCAACCCGTTACAGGCAACCTCTTTCCAATCATGACTAAAACAAAAATCACATCCTCACGGACTTATTTCTTTTTACCTTTCTTCGGTTCAACAACTACTTTCACGGTCTTAGAAGCCTTGAAAGCAAGTGTGTGAGACTCGGGAACGTTCATAGGTTTCTGAGTCAACGGGTTCGTGCCTGTTTTAGCAGGGTTGACTTTCTGCTTGAACTTTCCGAAAGGTAGGCTGATTTCGTCACCGTCCTCAACACAGGTCTTGACAATCACCGGATTCAGTGCGTCGATTACTTTTTCGGTGTCTCTCTGGCTCATACCAGCCTCTTTGGCAACTGCTGCCACGAATTCTGACTTTCTCATTTCTTTTTAAAATTTAGTGAATAAAAATGTTTCTATTTCAAACGTGTTATAATAACGTCGTTTTTCGGTTGATAGTTTTTATCATTCTCTTTGGATTCCCGGATTATCGGCAATCCTGATTGAATACAGCGGATAAATTCTTACCGTTTGCGCCCACCATTCCAAGAAAGCGATATGCGAGATTGATTAGGAACGCTCGGTCTTTGTTGCGCTGATACGCTATCTTCTTACGAATGACAGACATCACCTTTGCGAACTTGATTCCGCTGTCGAGTGTAACATATTCGTGACTGAACTCACTCACCACCCATACATTGATGATAACGTCTCCCCACTGAAAGAGATACGGCTTATGCTTCCATGTCACTTTGTCCATACGACGTTCAGCGTTGGAGAGATAATCCTCCTGCTCCTTCATCTGATACATCGATTGTTTCTGAGAGTCCGACAGTAACTTGAAGATACTCTGTTCCTGTTCGGGTGTACATTTGACTTCCATGTCGATGTCGTGAGGTTCACCTGTTTCCATACCCAACTCGTGAAGAGCGAGTGAACCCACAATCAGGAAGTCCATACCGTGTGCGTCAAGCACTGATTTACGAAAGCCGTCCAGGGCTGTTTTAATTCTTGTTTCCATACGAAATTATTTGTTGATGTTAAAGATATGTGATTTCTCCGGAGTCAGGTTACAGTCCTCGAGACTGAATTATCGCTTTAAGACGACTGCTATATCCCTTCTTCTCCGCATAAACTCTGTCTAAATAGGCGAAATATTCGTCCTTTGTGAGCCGTCGGGCAAATGTACTCTGCCATATAGCATAGTCGGCTATACACTCCCGCCACGAGTTGAAACGGGCATGACCTAACATGGTTCCGACAGCCAGAGTGGGACGACTTCCGGGAACTTTCATTCCCAGACAGTTGTGTCCCTCTACAAACAGTTTAGAAGTGAAGCCTCCGGACTCTTCAATACATTGTGCCATAACGATGTCCGGATGGTCAATCCTCAACTTGAAGATATAATCATACACCTCGTCAAAGAGCGTTTCAGGTACAGGTTCCACAGCCTGTTCTTCAGCGTACTCACAGCCAAACGCTGGCTGAGACGGTACGGGTTCTGTCGTGTTACACGACCGTATCACAAGAATGATTAGAATTGACAGCAAAAGAACCGCAAGCCCACGCCACATTCTTTTGAGATACTTCTGTTTAGGCAGATTTCCGCCTGGATAGATTGTTTCTGTTTCCAGCATAACTTCTCATTTTGGTTTATAATAATAGAAAAACTCCTATCATGAGAAGAGCCAAGATACAGCCTAACAACATCGCACCCACACACATCACAAAGGCAATGATAAGAGCGTTCTTCACTCTTCCCCTGTAATACGAACGACACGCTCGACAGGCTGCTTCATTCACGCACATACATTTCCGGCATCTTCTCATGATGGTATTCTTTTTATAGTGTGACCATATTCACCCCAGATTGTCTCGAGAACTTTCAGAGCGAACTGTTCTTGTAATTTCTTCTCTTTCTCAATATCCGTTGACAGCCTGTACTGCTCACGATGTTGTTCATTCCATCCAAGCGTGTCAGCAAAGACCTTGAACGCTGGTTCGGTGAAATAGGAACAGACACTCACATGACGACCAAACCTTGTATCGTCAGCCACTATAATCTCCCAACAGTATTTGTCAGACACACGTTGATACTCAGCAGCGTCGCCAAGTGAGCCTTCCCCAAGTTTCGGGAGGACGTGTATCTGACGAGTATGTCCGGGAGTGAATACTTCCTGAAGTTTTAACAGGTAGTTTCCCGATGACTTCATAGGCACATCAAACTGTTCAATCGCCTTCTGAATGTTTCTCCATGTCCCGTAGGACAGACCGTTCATATTCACCATCATAATCAATTTTCCTTTCTATTAATCGAGTTCGTTTACAACTAAATCCTCAGGGTCGAATAAGGACGGATATTCATCCATACCCTGTTTGACATCAAACGTGAAGTCCAACTCATACGTCTTATCGATGACACAGAACTGCTGAGCGATTTCACTCCACCTGATGACATTCTTCGGCAACCACGCTACTCCCAACTCTTTATTCATCACTCGCCAAGCCTTATCCGTACAGTGAGTGACAGCAGCAGTACGCATACGTCCTTCGTGTAGGAAGCGCACAAGACCGCTCCTGAACATGTACCTGCGCATATAAGGTCTTTCGGGTGGAAGTTGTGGAGTGATAGGAGCCTCTTTTGGCGTCTCTACGACCGTTTCAGTGGGAAGGTCTGATAAGTGTCCGCGAAGGGATACATTCCCTCCCTCAAGAAACTCTATTGAGTCGTAGATTACTTGTTTGACAGTGCCGTCACTGAACGTAACGGTCACTGGCTTATTATTCTGATTGATTTCCATATCGGGATTATTTTGAAATGTACATACTATTCAGCGGAGACTCTATCATGCGATACAGTACGAGCGTCCCTGTCTCAACGCATTTAATCATGATGTCCCACACGAAACGAGGCTGTTCAAGTATAGGAGGATATTCATTAGCGATTATCTCGTAATGATTTTCGCTCCCTACAAACCATTCACCTCTTTCAGTGAGGTCAATAATTGTTTGCATTTGCATTTGCGCTTTTCTAAGCGAAGTAATTGAAAACGCCACGTCAGCGATACCCCAGACCCCATTTATTTGTTGGGCGGTGATGATGTTGTAAACTGATTTCTGTCCCATAACTAAATGATTTAAATTGTTTGACGGAGCAAATATAGTGGCATTATTTGACATTCCAAAGAGTTTCCCGATAAATTCGTCAAAATTTTTCCAAACAGGCTACTGGTGTCGGCTTATACGGGTGATTTTATTCTTCCGACGCTCGTACCGTTCATTCTCGATAAACGGCTTTCCTTCGAGTTGAGCCTCAACCTTTGCTTTCCAGTAATCCCTTTCAGCCGTGATACGGTTAATCAACCGTATCATCAGCATGGCTTTATTCACTTTCATAGGACTTCAATGATTTGTTCGATGTGAAACTTTCTGGCTTTACCCTCTTCCAAATCCTTCCCGGATAGGTACTGGCCTCGTCTTTCGTCTATCTTTATCACACGATAGGCTCTCTTAGGAAGTACCATCCTTCCGACAACGTGTTTATCAGGCATACCAAACTCTTCGAAGCGTACTCTAACAGTATCCCCGACCTTTACCCTGTCACGCATTTCCTCGAAACTCTTGAAGTCGAACACAGGGGTTCCGGCTCCTGAATGGTTTAGGAACTTCGTCAACTCGTCACGGAGGTTTCTCACTTCATCATGTGACATCACCTGAAAGAACGTTGCTGTCGTTCCGTCGGTGATTCCTATCTTTACGGTTCGCCCATACTTGTCAGGCTCTTCCGTCTGAATGATTGGTTTCAATGTCTTCATTTTTATCTTCATTTATAAACTGTTTCATAAACGGACAATCATCTCCACAGGGGTAAACCATACCATCACCTCCTGGGTCTTGCCACGTAGGTAAAGCACGCAAATCGGCTGTGCAACACGTTCTACCATCTCCGAGGAGAGTAGTATTGAAATGCTCACAAGTTCTTCTGTGCGCTTCTATTTGTTCTTTCGTCTTCATGGCTCCTAAATTTTCTTCTTGAGTTTCAGCCGTGTAATAGCGTCCTTGCGGGAGTAAGCCATAATCGTATGACCTTTCACAGTGAACTCCCTCAACTCACGAACAACGGGTTTCGGCTTCCGTTGATTATCATTACGTCGAACCCCTGTATTGCGTCGAGGAGTTCTGAATGGGTCATTTGATTGTGCTGCCGCCATCATCAGAGCGGTCATCAGCAACATTCTTTTCATTCTTGTCATAATCGTCTTTGATTTTTATATAGTTTCTACATCTATAATATCGTATCTTGTCTCGACAGTAACCGTCATAAGCACAGGTTTCACAGAGCGCAACCTTGCCTTCACGGTTCTTACCATATAGGGAAGTATCCTCTTCGTTCATGACTTCGCTTGTCTGAGATAAATACCTTCTCCCTGCGGAAGTTTCCCATGCTCTCTGATATAGTTGTCTCGATGCTTTATGCAAAGGTCGCTACGACAAGCGCAGACCGACCCCTCGAAGCAACACGGGTAACAAGATGGGTTCTTCTGACCCAAGCGTATTTCGTACCCATCCTCTGTGGTGATTAGTTTGCCCATGATATATTGGATTAATTATTCACGATGTCTATATTCGAAATAACGTAGTGCTCCCAGTATCAGAAGCACTACGAATGTCAGGATTTCCTTCATGACTGAGCCTTATTTAGTTCCCAGAGCCTTGTTAGCACGCTCGATTTTACGCTTGAGGGAAGCGATACGGTGGCGGATAGCCTTGGCGTCTTCCTTTGACAGTTTAGCGAACTCCTCAGCATTAGCAACCAAAGCCTCTTTCTCAGCAAGTTCAGCGGAGTAGGTAGAGAGGCGAGCCTCAGCGTCACCAACACGGGGAGTGGTCTTCTTTTCGCCCTCTACAGAGGCTTTCTTTTCCTTCTTGGGAGCCTTGTCAGCCTTTGCCTTCTTATTGGTTTTAGAGGCTTCTTTGACTTCCTCTTCGCTCTTTAACGGCTGGGCTGGCTTGATGAGTTCCTTGGTATTCTTTTCGATTTCAGCCTGACGACGACGTTCTTCACGTTCTCTCTTTTCTTCTTCACGGTGACGAGCCTCAATAGCAGCGTCGCGGAGGTCAGTATAGATAATGTAGAAGCGTCCATAAGCGTCGAACAGTTCTTTCTTGCTGTTGGCTTCGGTGTACTCCTGAGGTGAGAACAGGCTGTTAAGACCTTTGATAGCAGCACAGATGTCATTGATAGCAGCGACCATGTTAGGTTTGCTGATGTACTTCATTGCCTTCTTTTCGTTAAGCATATCTTCGTTAATTACGAAAGAAGTTACATTCTCGGAAGCGATGTTGTTTACAGTTGTCTTCATAATTCTAATTTTTAATTTGTTTGACATTGTTGATTTAATTTGACATTACAAAGATAGTGCTTTCTATTGAATCAGCAAAGAAATTATCCGGAAATCTTCAAAGAATTTTCAAGATTTTTCTGGTTTCGTCGGTTTAGTCCATTGTAGAGTCTCCTGTTTGAACTGAGCATTATAGCGAACTTCCCTGAACGGATGTCCTTTTGCCAGTAGTTCAATGGTCTCCTCAAGGAACTTCTTCGGAATACCTATATGAGTGTCATCAATAGGAGTGACCACACGCTTCGGCAGCCACCTCCCAAAGTAATACTCTTTTCCTTCCCAGCACACAGGGTGTCCGGGGTTCTCAACTATCCAGAACGTCACACGATACTGAACAGCCTTTTCGGTCTCACCGATTTTCTCAACTGTTAGTGTTCTCATCTCAAATATATTATTGCTTCGGCTACATTCTCAACGGAGTAGGAGCCACTCTTCACTCCGTCGTATATCATCTGGGCAACTTTCATGAGTTGTTCCTTCTGTCTTTCCTGACGTACCTGTTCAGCCGTCTTTATTACTGTACAGGTGTGCGTCTTAGGAGCAGTCTGATGTGGACCGATAGTTCGTGTCCATTGAACACCCGAAGCCCACCAGGACATTCCCCTGTCATCACCGTATATTCCTGCGGACGATGAACCGTGTACAATATGAGCCACATGGGTTTCCCCAGTGGCTCATATTCGTGACCTGTATTATATCCCCGACTGTCATACGTTCTCAGATTTAGGTTCAGGAAGCCAAGCGATGACAATACTGTTCGCATGAATCCATTTACCGTTGACAAGGCTGCTATCTTTATAAAAGCAATGTCTCGCCACCTGTAAATCGCCATACTTTCTGTACAGGACAATCACGACTTGCTACTCTTTGGGTTTGGCGTCTTCAACCTTTATCCAGGGGAATAGGTCATCTTCATTGACTTCTTGGAACCTGTCCTGACGTTCTTCATCAGTCATCACGTAGAAGGAGTTCTGGTTTCCGTAGGGAACCTCAACATGAACGAGCCACTCCTTTTCACGCACCAAAATGTCTTCGCCTGACGGAATGACGATAACCGCCATCATCTTCTTGTCCGTACCTTTGTTCAGGAACGCTCCCTCGATTTGTGTATCGGGTTCATGCTCGAGAATGAACTGACAGATTTCATCACTGTTTGTACCATCGTACTGAATAGCCTCTACCTCGTAGCGGTCTAATCCTCTTAATTTTACTTCCATATATCTTTCCTTATTTATTGATTTGTACTATTATCCCCATATCACATAGTTCAGGAAACGAACCACACCGTCCCACCACTCGAGGAACAGTACCATTCCCCACAAGATTAGGAAAACGAACACGGCTATCCAGAACCGCTGCCACCATACCCTGTACTTCTTTACTAACTTCTTTCTTCCGAAGCGTCCCCAGAAGAACTCAAATACTGTCCAAATTATTCTTTCCATGATGTCTTATAGTGTTATATTATTTTCAACGGCTGCAACAGCCAATATCCATGATTGCTTGTCACTGATGAACGCAACTTTCTTTCCGTAGGGGTTCATCGTCTTGTCGACTGTTTCGGCTATCTTAGCAGCGAAGCCGTCTGTCGCCTGTACTTTACTGATGAACTGCCCGAGAGCATTGAAAGCGATTTCGAAATAGGAGTTGTTATTCCAGCGGTCAGTTCCCGCCATATCCTTGATTTCATTCGCTAACTTCTGAGCCTGTTTATACTGTTCTGAACCTTTCTGTAACATAGTTTGTTTCCTCCTTTGATTTAATTGACTGAGCAAATGTACTGGGTTCTATCGACATATCAAAGAAATCCCGGAAGAAATTCCGGGATATCCTCAAGATTTATTTCTTTACCTGTTTAAGATTGGCTATATAGCGAGCGTGAAGGCATTGTATATTATAGCCACCAGCCAGAATACAACTCGTTTTAAAGATGTATCGAGCGTCTTCAGTACGTATCACCCACTCGCCTACATAGTTTCCCTGCTGACCTCTAAAAGAGATGAGGTCGAACGATTGTATCTTGTCTTTGATAGGAGTGAGTTTCTTCTCTACCTGTAATTTCAATTTTGCAGTAGCCTGTTCGATTGTGAGCCGTACCTCTTGGTCACGCTTTGCGTAAAACTTCTCACGGGACTCGCAATAGAAGTGTATGCTCAGAACTCCTGAAGCCTGTATTTCCTTATTACGAATGTATTCCGGCTGACGGTCGTAGCGTACTCCAGGAGTGTGTACCATTTCGTCCTCATGAGTGTAACCGCATAGACTGTAATAGGTACGACGGACAGCGGTTTGGTAGATGTGATTGAGTGAGCGAGGGAAGGACTCTTCATTCTTTTCGAGTTGTTTCGTAGCCTCAGCCACAGCGTCCTCGCGAGATTGATGTTGGCTTACATATTCGCCTGACAGGATTTTCTCGTACAGGTTTTTATAAGAAGCATAATCACGAATGACTCTTGAGATATTGTTAGCGTACCATTTAGAAGACTGACAGGTTCTTTTCGCTTCCTCGTTACGTTCCCAACCCTGTTCCCAGAACTTTTCGATAGAGGCTTGAAGTTCGTCAAGTGTCACTTGAGCCGTGGCGAGAACCTCTTGTTGGATTTGACTGATTGTTTTCATACTGTTCATTTCTTTATTGATTGACAGTACAAATATAGTCATTCCGAATGACTCAGCAATGAACCATCCGGAATTTTCTTGAAGAATTCTTCGATTATTTCCTTAGAAGTTGTATGAGATGTCCATCAGCACACGACCTGTTTCCTTTCCATCTCTTACTTCGAGGCTGAACGGGTTGACTGAACAGCGGAGTTCGTTTACAGGGTTCAGAAGAGCAGCCTGTACCGCCTCACAAATCTTTTCGGCTTTGCTATCGAGACGGCTTTCGTTCTTACCAGCACCACGTGAAGTATAGCCACGGAACTGAATGAACTTGAACTTTCCGTCAGACACGAGATGAAGACTCAGACGACCACGATTAGAGGCTTTCTCTTTGTCAGGACGGTTCATAGTGAATGAGTCGATTGTCAGGTGTAACTTCGCTAATACAGGTTCCAAGTCATTGATGATTTGTTGAGCGACTACTCCATTAAAAGCAAACTCCTGTAACATACGATTGAGGTTCGACATCTCTTTTTCTATCTCTGAACTGTACTGATTGAAGTTTTCGTTAAAATCTTGTGACGTTTTCATATCCTTATTTGTTTTAATATTTGACATTTGATTTACTTTGATGACACAAAGGTAGTGGATTCTGATGAATCCGCAAAGAGTTTCTCCAACTTTCTTCAGATTTTCTTCAAGATTTAACTTTTCGAAACAGTCATTTCGCCCATAACTCGCTGTGGGGTGACCATGTTAGGGTGATGACAACTCCCCATGACGGACGCTGTTACTTCTGTACCGAATTTCCCGGAGTAGATGCAACCAATTATCCGTGTCTTGGTGGAGAGGTTTTTAGGATGATTTAAAGGCTATTTTCGACGCCAGCGTGTCAGTCTCGTGATAACGGATAGTGAGGCATACGATATCGTCGCAAATGACAGCCCACGGAGTCCTGGGTGTGGAGTAGGAACAGTCATCGGACACGGTTCTTCGGGG